TGTATATTGAGAACCGCCATTCCAGCCTACAAGAAGTGGTTGTGAAACCCCCAGCTTTCCTCTTTTAACCCAAGCGGAAAAAGTAAAAGTTCTACGATTACTAGCAACAGTTGGAGTTCTATTTAAGAAAGCAGTTGCACTTGAACGGAAACGCAAAGAGTTGTTAACCAACTTCAATGGCGCTAAGTATCCGCTTGAGGTGAATGTGTGGATTACATTGCCACCAGAGATTGTGACTGTACCGCCAGCCATAAGCTGAGTAGCACCAGCGTAGGAGATGATTACTATACCGCTACCGCCAGCTCCTCCTGCAAAAGCACCACCAGCGTTAGTTAAACCACCGCCACCGCCACCGCCACCAGTATTAAAACTTGCGGCACTACCAACACCGAATCCAGCGCCACTTGCTCCTCCGCCTGAGCCACCTGATCCGCCAGTACCCTCATATGTTCCACCACCACCGCCACCTGCATAAGTTACTGAAGTTCCAGAAATAGAAGATGCAACACCGTTACCACCGTTGCCACCAACGCCAGATGCACCATTTGCACCTATAGCGCCAGCGCCACCGCCACCACCGCCAGAAGCTACGCCAGTTCCACCAGTGAATGTAGAAGTTCCACCATTAAAACCTTGATTAGCTGTGCCTGTATATGCTGGTGTTCCTCGTAAACCTGCCCCAGAGCCACCATTGCTTGTACCGCCACCACCCGTTGAAGTAACAGAAAAGAATGACGAGTTACCACCTTGCGTTCCAGACGGACCTCCAGAACCAACAGTAACTGTATAAATTGAATTTGTGTCAATACTTAAAGTAGATTCAGCCGCACCGCCACCACCTGATGTACCAGCGGAAGTTCTAAAACCTCCAGCGCCACCTGCGCCTCCAGCACTAGCTGTGCCACCACCTCCACCAGCCACAACTAAGAAGTTTACTGTTAATGTAGACAATGGGGAAAGAGTTCCAGAAGTCTGGAATGTATGAATTGTGTTACCGCCACTAGATGTGACGATACCGCCACCGAATTTCTGTGGGGATGGGTAGGAGATAATCACTACGCCTGAGCCGCCTTGACCACCAAAGGTTGTACCTGATGATGTGCTTAATCCGCCACATCCACCACCACCCCCACCTAAATTAGCTGTGCCTGCGGTTGCAGTTGTATCAGATGTTGTACCTGCTCCGCCGCCGCCTGACCCGCCAGTGCCAGCCGTTCCACCATTAGAGCCGCCTCCACCACCGCCAGCGTATGTGACGCTAGAGCCTGAAATAGAAGAAGCTGTACCTGCACCACCATTTCCTGCAACAGTTGATGAGCCACTGCCACCGACAGCAGATGCACCTCCGCCACCGCCACCGCCATAGTTCGGAGCAGTTCCGCTACCAACACCACCATTACTTCCTTGGCTTGGAGAGGTAGACGGAGTATTACCAGAACCTGCTGTTCCAGCATCAGATGATCCACCACCAGAACCACCATTTACGCCATTTTTTATTCCAGAACCCGCACCGCCGCCGCCTCCAGCAGAAGTTATAGCATTAAATACGGAATTACTACCACTTGTGCCCGCTACGGTATAGACATCACTACCAGCGCCACCAGCCCCAACGGTTACTGTGTACGAAAGTAATGGGTTTAAAGATGTTGTGCCAGTTAAATACCCACCCGCACCGCCAGCACCTGCTACACGCTTACCGCCGCCGCCGCCACCAGCAACTACGAGGTAACTTGCAGAAACAGTATTAAGCCCTGTCCAACCAAAAGCTGCTAGGGCTGCTGCACCAATTTTAGATAAACGTGGCATCTATAAGACCTATGCGAATTTAGTTTGAGCAGCAATTACGGTAAATGCGGCGCTTCCCGTTTTGATAATTACGTAGGTATAACTGTCTATTGAGCTTGCGTTACCACTTGTTGGGGCTGTACCGCCTTGCCATTTTGGAGTGACTGAAGAGCCGTCTACTTGAACTGCGGAGTTGTAATAAGCTGTTGCACCCTGAGTAACCAAGAAAGTAACAGACATAGACTCGCCTGTAGCCATAAGGGTATTTAAAGAAGTACCGCTAGAACCACGGAAGTTAACTGTCCAGTTTGCTGACGCATTGGTTGTGTAGTACAGGACTGACTGAGTTGTAATATCGTAGTTAATTGTACCTGTCGCTGCTGTGGCTGATATTGTGGCGGTCTCAATAATATTAGAAGTTTTGAGGTCTGCGTTAGATGACGTGCCAGCAAATGTCTGTAGGGCTGTAAAGGTCGTTGCAGTTCCAGGAGCTACATAGTCTGTACCTGCTGTGGCTGCGGTAAACGCTGAAGTGCCGTTACCTTTTAAGACACCAGTTAGAGTAGCTGCACCAGAACCGCCTGAAGCGACTGGAAGTGCTGTCGTAAGTGTCAATGAACTTAAATGCGTAATTACATCTACTACGTTAGTACCATCGTTGTAGACAAACATCGACTTACCAGCGGCAACGGCTATGCCTGTACCTGACGTGTTTTTTACTGTAACTGCATCAGCTAAACCGTTGTTTATTAAGTAAAGTTTTTCAATCTGACAGCCAGAACCTAAGATTAACTGTCTTGCCCCGCCTGAAGTACCTGTAAGGTTTAATCGCAGATTACGGGCAGTTTGAGCAGCATTGGTGTTGGTTAGGGTTACGGTAACGTCTGCGCTAGAGAAAGCGACATCTGCCGAACCTGTAATGGCTTCTTGAAAAGCAACAGAAAAGTTGTTATTGGTCGTGGTTCCCCAAGTACCCGTCTGCTCGCCTGTGCCGATCAGTTCTATTTTTAGGTCACTATATGTCGATGCCATAATTTGTCCTTACGCTATTCATGCCCAATTAGGCGTTTGTACGTCAATAATATCATTCCAAGTGCCTGTTTGCGAGTCATTTATAGGTATCCAGTTAGGGGTTTGGCTGTCATTTACACTAATCCAAATAGCCACAACACCGACACTTGCCGTACAGCTAACACCGACTACAAAGACCCCAATTCCTTCGCCTACCGTTACACTGCCAACCTGCCCTAAAGCCTGTAAACCTGTAACACTAACGTTACCCGTCCCAATGATAGTTACAGATCCTACTGACCCAGTAGCTACAAAGGATACGTTTCCTTCTCCCCAAGCAGCATCACCCCAGCCTTGGCTAGACCAACCTCCTAAAGCAATTGATGTATCAGCCACACTGTTTTAAGCAATACGGATAATTGCGTTGCTTGCGTCTGCAGTGGGAAAAACAATCGTAAACGTACCAGTAGTAGAGGTCTTAGCGCCACCAAAGTCCAGAATACAAACAGAAGGATCACCAGCTGCTGAGTCGTTATAGATCATTGCACCAAACGCCGTAATGGTTGCAGAGGTAAACGATAGGTCAGCAAAGTCAGTAAACGCTGTAGTGCCCGAAGATGATGGGGTTACATTGGTTAAAGTACCACCGCCAGCCGTATAAGTGCCAGAAGCCGCTACTTCGTTTGTAGCTGTATACGCAGTCGTTGCGGCTGTAAAAGACGCTGAGTTGTCATACAAAGCCAGTTTAAACGTGTTACCCGTACCAGTTGTGAAGTTATGAACTGCTCGCATCAGCTCTACTTTGAAGCTGGTGCACATATAATTGCCCGTGAACGCCATGTTAATCTCCTAATAAATGAATTAATTCAGGATGACCTGATTCTCTTAGTTTATGGGCTAAGGTTACACGGTCAAATTTTACAGCTTCGTTCATATAAAAAACCAACACCCCACGAATATGATTGCGAAAAGCCAGTGCTTGATCACGAACCAATGGGTGGGATTGATCGCCTACCTGAATAATCTTGTCTAAAGCCCGTTCAGCCAACTCCTCTGGAGTAAAGCCACCGTGATCTTTAGTAAATACTTGAACCCCGTTGGATTCGCCTATTCCTTGTACGTTCATCTGACTGGATACCTTACTTGTCCGCTTCTGTAGGCATCTTGACGATCTTTAGCGTCACCCAATTGTTTGAGTTCTACCATTGCTCGATCAAAACGGGCTTTGTATAAATTAATGGTGTCAGCATCTGACTTCATAAAATTAGCGGCTTCTAGCAAAGCCCCGTATAACAATGCGGAATCAAAGTTATTGCCAAGCCAGCTTGTACCAGCTGTGACGATTGACTCTGGATAGTAGAAATAATGCAGTTCTACCGCATAGTTTGCATTTGGAGTAGGTCCGAGAATAAAGGTATTGTCGTCAAATATGGCGTAATACTCTGGCTCTCCATAAAACGCAGCGTCCGTATCGGGGTACGATTCACGGATAAAGTTTACATCTTTATTCAGTAAGTAGCTTGTCTCATTCGCCGCATTAATCACCGCAAGGCTAAAAGTTGCCAACCAGTCTGAAGGGGTTGCTAAAAACCGATTACCGCTGGTCATGTTTCCCGTCATATTCTTACGGAATGCAGGCATCTGCACCGTATTAAAGATACTTTGCTCTGCCAGTTGTACAAATCGACCAATCTGATCAGCAGACGTAAAGGATCCTACGGTCGCTGGGAAGTCATTCTCAGCAAAGCCTTTAATTGCAGCGGTTAACTGCGTATAGTTCATCCCATCTTCCCGCTAGTCATACGACCTTTAGTCGCCGCACCAGCACCACGCATCTCAATCTTGCCGTAACGGTTTTCAGAAGGATAATTACCCTTACTAATGCCAGCAACAGATATATTTATTTGTTCTATACACTTAGCGCCAGTTTTAGCTTTGTCATAGGTATTGATGTTAGTAGCCTTGCCTTTCATGTCATGCGGTGCAGCATAAACTGAAGCATCTCCTACTTCTTTACCCATTACTTTTTTAGAAAATTTAGCCATTATCGACCCCTTTGGTTAGCCATACGAGCCATATTACGACCCATAGATTTCATGTTCTTGTTTAAAGAACTTTTATTAGCTTTTGGACCTTTATCAATGATTTTTTTGCCATCATTAGGAAACACTTCAACTTGTGTTTTACCCCTGCTGGCTACGCCATCTGCATCTTTTTTGTATCCCATAATTTACTCCTAAGTTATTATCGTTACACTACCTACCTGACATTGTGGCGCTAAATTGTTTGGCGTTAAGCCGTTGTCTCTAGCACCGCCAACAGGG